CACCGGGCATGCGGCGTATCCGGCGGCAACCAGCGCGTGGCACTGCGGGCATTCCTTGGCCGGCGCTTCACCACCCTGGTTCTCGATCTCCGTGACACGGATGGCATCGACCGGCCCGTGGCGCAGTACGTTGCCTCCGAAGTCCAGCACCAGGCAGTCGGCCTTGCCGTCGCAGAGGCGGAAACCCCGTCCGACCATCTGGTAGTAGAGCCCCGGCGACATGGTCGGCCGCAGCATCGCCACGCAGTCCACGTTGGGCGCGTCGAAGCCGGTCGTCAGGACGTTGACGTTGCAGAGGTACTTGAGGGGCTGGGCGTTGCCGAAGAGTTCGCGCCCGCCCTGGCGGCGAAATCGTGCGATGAGGGCATCGCGCTCCGCGGGCGGGGTGTCGCCGGTAACGAAGCCGCAGTCGACGCCATGATCGCGCCGCAGCATGTCCACGATGTGCTGGCCGTGCTGGATGCCGGAGGCGAAGATCAGCACGGACTGCCGATCCCGCGTCTGCTCGACGATCTCGGCGCAGGCCGCGCGGACCAGACCGTCCTGGTCCATGAGATCTTCCACCTCACCGGCAATGAACTCGCCGCCCCGCACATGGAGGTTCGATGTGTCGGCCTTGGTGACACCCGCCTTGGTGCGTAGCGGGCACAGGTAGCCGTCGCGGATGAGTTCTTTGACGCCCACCTCGTAGCAGACGTGGTTGAGGAAATGATCCGGCTGGCAGATCAACCCCGATGTCATGCGGAATGGCGTCGCCGTCAACCCGATCACGCGGACGCGCGGGTTCACCACGCGGGCGTCCTTGAGAAACGTCTGATACATGCCCTCGCCCTCGGGCGGGATCATGTGTGCCTCGTCGATGATCACCAGGTCGAAGGCGTCGAGTTCGGCGGCGCGGCGGAACACCGACTGGATGCCCGCCACGATCACCGGATGTTCTGTGTCGCGCCGCCCCAGGCCCGCCGAGTAGAGGCCGACGTGCAGCTGCGGGGCCATGCGGTCCAGCGTGCCCGCCGTCTGTTCGAGCAGCTCCTTCACGTGCGCCAGCACCAGGACACGCCCGTTCCAGCGCGTCACCGCGTCGTCACAGAGCGTGGCCATCACGGGCGTCTTGCCGCCGCCGGTGGGGATCACGACGACGGGGTTGTCGTCGCGCTGCCGCAGGTGGGCGTACACCGCGTCGACGGCTTCGCGTTGATAGGGTCTAAGCGTCACCATGCTCGGCGTGTTCTCCGTTCCGGTTGCGTTGCTTCTTCCGGGGCCGCTGGCGATACCACTGCATGACGGCGTTGCGGTCGCGGATCGGCTGGGTCGATGCGATCAGGGCCTTGACGAAGCGCAGGGTCGGGTCGATTTCTGTGGCGTAGGACCGGTCGTAATAGATGTGGAAGGACCAGAGCCGGAACTTGGACTCGATCTTCTTCCACAGCTCACCCGTCACCGGTTCGGCATCCGGGGCGTTGGCGATCAGTTGCATGACGCGTCCTCCGGCATGGCCGCATCGCACATGCTCCGGCACGCGGCACGCGACAACGGCGCAAGAGCCACGCGGACCTGTCCGCCCCGGATCGGTATGGCCTTCACCGTGATCAGCCAGACGATCTGGCTGTCGTCGGGGAACGCGCCACCGTGCTGCAAGGCGTCCAAGAGGCTCTTGAGCAGGTTGTCCAGATCACGTCGGCGACGGTCAGGCGGAAAGACCGTCACGCTGCAGCACAACTTCCCGGACGTCGGCTGGATGTTGGCCGCGCGAAGGATGGCGGCGACGCGCTGCCGGAAGCGCCGGCCTGCCGCACTCAGGAACGTGCGGCCGCGCACATGTCGCCAGATGTGGTTGGTCGAGGGCGGGAATGGCAACTCGAACTGCGTCATCACTGTCTCCATGAGTGGCCCGGCCACACCAGGCCATGCCATGCCTTGCCTCACCATGCCGAACCTGACCAGACCATGCTTCGCCTCGCCGCACCGAGCCACGCCCCGGCAGGCCGCGCCTTGCCGCGCCGCACTACTCGTCGAGCACCTCAAAATGCGTCACCTGAAAGCGGCCGTAAGTCGGCCGGAAATCAGCCAGGCCGATCAGCCGACCGGCATCGTTGAGCAGCGCGTGAAGCAGTTCCGGGGAGACGTACTCGGGCAGGTTCACCATGAAGATGAACCTGGCTGTCCAGCCGATCTTGATCGCCGGCCGCACCCGCGTGACGCCATTGCGCTGCACTTGAACGCGGCACTTGTGTTCGTAATCCCAGGCCTTGAGGCCCAGGCTCGCCAACGGCGTCAGATTCACCACTGCCGCCTTCACCAGATCGACGGCGCTCTTGCGCGGCGAACGCGGGTCCTGCCGAAACTTGGCGGCATTGATGACGGCCTGGCGCAGGTACTCGCCGGGAAGGCACAGTTCGCCGGCTTCATTGCGGTAGACATACGACTCCACGTCGTCGGTTCTCTTCGCAGTTGATCCCTTGGCGGACTTCGCCTTGGCCTCGACCGCCTCGCAGTTCCAGCGGTGCAGAAGCAGGTCCGCCTCGCCGCGCACCGCGATCTCCACGCGGTAGGGCGCGGAGATCTCAATGGTCTTCGCCGCGCCGTTGGTGACATCCGGTCCGATAGCCGTTGCCGTGCTCATGAGAGTTCCTTTCGATTGAGTTCCTCAAAGGCCCGCGCCGACGTTTCCGCCGGCGCGAGCGAATTGCCACACCTGTGCATGCCACGACAAGCCGAACCTGGCCTCGCCTCGCCGCATCGGGCCACCCCTCGCCTTGCCCGGCCTCGCCATATCCCGCCAGACCAGACCTTGGCCCACCTAACCGTGCCATTCCTCACCCCGCCGCACCTCAGCTCGCCCGGCCTTGGCTTGCCACGCCCACACACGTCAGTTCCGTGCCCAAGGCGGCGCATTCGTAACGGCCTGCTGCGGCTGGCCGGACGCGGCCTCCTTCCGCTCGTAACCCCGGATTTCATTGGTGAGCTCGTCGTTGTCGCTGCGTTTCTTCAGCCGCACGCTGATCTGCAGCGGCAGGTTGTGCAGGTCCTGGCTGTCACGGGGCGTCATCACGCCCACGGCGCGGCACACCGCCGACAACTCGCTCTTGGCGATCTTGACCGTCGTGGCGTTGGGGTTGTCCAGATTGAGCCGCGCCCACAGCACGCGGCCCTTGAACGGGCCGTCGAGCAGCTGGAAAGTCAGCTCGAGGTAGTTGCCGACGCCGCTCTTGGTCGGTTTCATCTCCGACGCCGTGATGACGGCGAGATACTTGCCGGCCGGGATTGGCTCGAACGTGCTGGCGGGATCGACTTCGTTGGCGTTGAAACCGTTCAGGTTAGCCATGATTCTGTTCTCCGTTGTTTCGGGGATTGCTGTTGGCGGCGGCCACGCACCGCGCGTAGCTCGCATAGTCCAGGGGAATCTCGTCGGGCAGGTTGAGCCGGTTCTTGGCGACGTGCGCCGGGCGCTCGGTCGTGTAGACGACGCGCTGGCCGTCGCCAATGGCGCGGGTCTTCTTGCGGTTGAACCCCTCGTCGCTCTGGCGGGTGTAGACCTTGTAAGTGGCGAAGAGAACCTCGTCGCACCACTCGGTCACCAGCGCCGACGCCAGCTTGTGGAGCCGGGGCGAATAGCGGTCGTAGGCCTCGGTCGCCGGGTCGTCGAACTTCTCGATCTTGCAGTGGGCGACCAGGAGGACCGCCATGTTGCGGTCGCGCCGCAGCGCATCGAGGCCGGCCAGCACGTCGCGCCAGTGGTTGAGCGCGAAGACGTAGCCCTTCTGGTAGCCAATGTCCTCGATACTCTCGACCATCTTCCGCTTGCACACCTCGGCCCAGATGAGCCGTTCGAGCCAGTCGAGCGTGTCGATGACGATGGTGCGGAAGTCGTGCTTCTCGGTGTAGAGCGTCGCCAGCGACTTGATCACGTCGTCGAAGGTCGTGGCCAGCGGGAACTTGGCGCAGTCGATCTGCCCGAGGCCGTCCTCGGTCTGAATGAAGATCGGGCTCTCCGCGTGGGCCGCGAACTGGCTCTTGCCGATGCCTGGCGTGCCGTACAGCGTCGCCCGCCGGGGCGCGATCTGCCTGCCGCGATGAATCTGTTCCATGAGCGTCATGTGCGTCCTTTCCGTGACAGGGGTTTCGGGTTTCCCTTTCGCGTCTTGAGGTTCATTGGTTGCTCCTTGACTACCTACCGCCGCGCGGCGCGAGGTGTCCGCGCGGCGGCAGGTTCGTGTCACCGGTACAGATGCAGCTTGGCTTCGAAGAAGATCTTTTCGATGGGAGCCATCTGCTTGTAGATCAGCGAGCGAGCGCGTGTCGTTTCACGCTTGATCTCGGATGGCGTGAGTTTCTTCAGCTGCTCGCACAGCTTCCGCTGCTCAGGCGTCAACCTGGCCAGGATCGTGGCCACATCCAGTTCCATGTCGCGTCGTTCCTGATCGCTGCGTTGGCTGACGCCCCGGTGGGCATGGAGACGGTCCTCGCCGATCAGTGCTTCCCGTTGCGTCCATGCGCCGTGTTCGTCGAGAACCCAGTCGTCCACTGACGGGCCCTTGCGGGCGCTCCCGCGCCGTGCGGCAAGGCGGCTCTTGAGCATGCTGGCGATCTTGTTGTCGATGATGCGGGAGATGAATGTCTTGACGCCCGCGCGCTCGCCGTTGAACTTCGGGAGCCGCTCCATTACGTCGACGACCATCGCGCTTCGCACGTCGTCGATCTCGCCGAGGGATGGATACTTCCGCACGACTTGTTTGGCCTTGAATTGCGTGCGCTTCATCACGTACTCGATCAGTTCCTTGGAATACATTTGCGATCTCCTGGCCGGGGAGGTCGCTGCGGGTGTCGACGGAGAGAGCCGCGGGGCATGGGCAAACGAAAAGGCGTTGCGAGTTCGCGGTTTTCCGCGACACCCGCAACGCCTCCGTGGTACGGCCGGTTAGTTGCCTGATGTCAGAAAGGTTCTGCCCTGTGCCCTTAAGCTGCCTGGTGGTCTTCCTCGATGTCGATGGACGCGCCCGGAAGCCCGTGCGCGAACTTCACGCGGACGCACTCGCCGTCGGGCAGCGTCTCGAGCGCGGCGAGGAGCGCAATCTGCTCCTTCCGCAGCTCGAAATCGTCGCGCCCAAACTCGGGACGCGGCCCGTTGTCACCGCCGGCGATCCGCACGGTGCGTGTCGTGTGGTGCGGGCGGCCGAGGTCCGGCTCACCCTTGAGCGTGTAGAACGTCAGACTGCCGAAGTTGATCTGCTGGCCACGCTCGATCAGCCAGCGTTTCGGCTTGGAAAGATGCCGCTTGTCCATGTGATGGACTCCTGTGAAGAAGGTCTTCGCAGTCGCTTCGGCGACCGCATTTCACAGGGGTCATTCCACGAGAAATGCGCGCGGCCTTGCAGGACAGTTCGGTGTGCCGAACGGTCAGTTCGCTGGGGTTTCCGCTTGGATTGTGGGGCCAGGAATGGAGGGACCGGACACTTCGGAAAAATCGCCGGTCAGTTCTTCCCGTTCGCTGGTATCAGCGGCCGAATGGCCACTTTGAGGGGGTTCAGACGGTAGCCTTCCTTGGCGGCGTTCGGCGACGCCTGGATCACGCTGTCGCGCTCCGTGGCGATCCCGGCATCTCGCAGGCTTGATTCAATGCTGTCCTGCAACCGGTTGATCGTGCGGCGCACCTGCTCCGGATCGATGCCAACCTTCTTACTGCCGGGTTCCTGCAGCGCATCAGCGATTTCCGCTGGCGTCTGGCAGCAGTAGTCCGCGGGTGGTGTGCCGGCGATGACGTCTTCGAGGAAGGCCTTGGCGAGTTGCCGCAGAATACGTTGCGCAGTGCCGGCCTGGGGTGCCAGCACCTCAACACCGTTGATGCTGGCCGTCTTCTCGCCAATTTGCAGGACGAACAGCCTGACGGCCTCTTCGTAAGGAGCCACGACGGGTTCTGGGCGGTGCGCGGCCTTGGTATAGACCGGCGTGGCCAACGCGGGCATGTTTTGCGCCTGCTGCGCCGTGGCGAGAGACCGAATCATCGCCGGCAGATCCACGCGCCCGTCTACGATGTGGGCAAGGGGAGCTTTCGACACCCCATCGACGTCAGTGAACATCTCGAAGGCACGCGGATTGACGGCGATGTAGCACGTCGGATTCTGCTGTGCCCACTGGGTCGACATGATTTGCTGATGGTCACAGTAGTCGGCGATGCAGACATAGACGCCAGCCACGCCGAGATTGAACCGCCACGCAAACGGAGCGCCATCGACCGGTTGGGGACCGCCGTTGCATTTGGCCAGCATGCCCGTGACATATTTGGCGACGCCGTCGTCAATCACCTTGACGCGCAGTTCCTGGAACTGACGCTTCCTGTCTCGCGCCGGATACACGTTGCGCCCGCAATCCGGGCAGCGATAGTCCTTGCTGTTTTCGTCGAGACGTTTGGCCAGGAACAACCGACCGGAGCAGGTGCGGTTGGACTGGGGGAAATCCTGGTCCTCGGTCAATGCGCAGCGGACATAGGCACGCGGCTCGTAGGTGATCAAACCGAGCTTGCGCAGCTGCTCGGCGGCGGCAATCAACTCGGGCGTGACGGGCTCGAGGCCTGCCTTAGTTTGCAGTAGCCGCGACAGATGATCCGCCGCGTGACTGCTTGTGGCGTTTTTCAGTTGAGAGGACGCGGATGCCATAGGGTTCGGCTCTCACTTTCTCCTCGAATGCCTTGCGCTCACGCTTGTTCAGCGCCTTGTCCGCATACCGGACGCAGTACCCACCCTCCGCATCGGAAACAGCCTCGAACGTGAGTTTGACGCGCTTGCCGCAGTACAACACCTTGATTGTTTTGATCAGGCCAATGTCGCCGAGGATGCCGGCCACGGCTTTCTCAAAGTGGCGCACCCCATCGGCAACGGAATCATCGCCCTCGCTGGCGATCTTTAGCACCGGCGCGCCGTCCAGCGGCGAGTTCTTGACATGCACTTCGACCAGCTTCAGGAAGTCGATCCCGTCGCGTTTCAGCAGATCGATGAACTTCTCGATCAGGGCCTGGGGCGTGACCTCGACTTCGTTCTCGTATTCGCAGTCGGTGTTGAAATACGCCGTGGCGATCCGGTTGGCGATCTCCAGGGGCACCGACATGGAGTGGGACGAGATGTCCACACGCTTCCCGTTGTCGTGGAAGTCCAGGATGATCCACTCCGGGCGGAAACCGTGAATCGCGTGGGCCGACTTGAGCAACATCGAACGTTGCTCTTCACGCCGGATGAAGACTACCGGGTGGTCGGCGTCGGACACGATGTTCATCAATTCGCTGGTGCGGCCGTCATTCTTGTGGGCGTCGAACTGCGCTAGCATCGTCCCCAGCACCTTGTTGGTGAGGAACTCCCTGAAGGTCTTGTTGTCAGGCTTCCGCGCCTTGCCCTTGAGTTTCATTCGGGCAAAGCCGGTCGAATGCACTTTTTCCAGGTGGTAGACCGTCTTGAGGTGCTTCGGATCGCGACGGTACAACGCGAACAGAAGGGCGAGAGTGTCGAAATCGTCCTCGCCGGCGCGGCAGGCGTCCACGGTGTCTCGTGGCAGAACGGTTGCAGCATGATCGGCGATGGCGAACTTCGAGCGACGATAGTGGAATCGCTCAACGAGGAAATACGGAGTCAGTTGCCCATTGCAGGAGACGAGGGAATCCCGCTGCTGCTCAAGTTTGGCGTCACCATCGAGACCGAGGTGGTCGCACAGGATGCGGAGTTGGCGCTTGTTCAGGTCGCCAATCCATTTCCTCATGTAGCTCGTATCCGCAGCGCTTTTCAGCCACGGTTCGAGGCACATCTGAAGATCGTTTTCCCAGAAGTCGTGGTCGACGGCCCCGGGGTTCCCATTGACAGACGCATCTGCCATGAAACACCGTCCTTCCGTGGACTTCAGGCGTACCGGGCACTCCGTTAAGCCCGCTCAGTCCAACATCACACTATTTTAGCGAAGCTCAGCATTGGCGGCAATCAAAAGGGGAGTATGCGCTCTCCTGTCCACAGGCCGCAAACCCCTTGATGTGCATAAGTTGTCGTGAATGCGAACCGCTGACACTACGCTGTCAGCCCCTCCCAAAGCCGCCGCTGTTTTCGCCAGTCCGGGACGGCAGCGATGCGGCGCATGTCGTGCTCGGTAACCGGGTGCCGGCCTGCGATGGTGCGCGGCAGGAACAGCAGCGTTTCCTGGATGTCCGGGGCCAGCAGCAGCATGTTCATGATCTGCGTCAGGCGGGCACGAGTGACGCCGCCGAGGCGGGCCAGATCGGCATAGTCGCGGGCGACACCTTCGCGCAGCAAGCGTTCCAGCCGAATCGCCAGCGCCATAAGCCGCGACACCCGGGGCACCGTGCCCGGTTCCACGAGCGTCTCCGGGGCGGGCGGGGCCGCGCCCTCCTTGAGTTTCTTCCGCGTCTTGCGGCCGACCTCGAAGTGGACCTTGTACTCGGTTGTCAGCATGGTCATTTCTCCGTGCGCCCGGCCGGGTATTCCTCGGCCAGCGCCTTGATGCCCGTGGGCCGAAACGTGATCGCCAGCGTCCCGTCCGCGCCGTCATACGTCACCCGTTCCACCAGGAGGCGCAGCACCCGCCCCTGTTCCCCCGGCGCGAGCGAGTCCCAAACCGGATCGAACATCGACAGCGCCCGCGCCAGTTCCTTCTCGTCCACCGTCTTCTCGCCAATCGCGATGATCTGCTCCCGAACCTCGGTTGCCCGCTGTTCGGCGGCGCGTATGCGCTCCTGAAGGTCCGCCAGCCGTGCCGCCGTGGGCGTCTCGCCCGGCTTCCCGGCCTGGTCGATCAACTTCCGCACCTCCGCGCCGTGTTGCGCCAGTTCGCGATCTAGGCGGCGGCGTTCGCCCTGGAGCGCCTCCAGCCCGGCTTGGTTCTGCTTCCGCGCCTGCGCCAACGTCGCGGCCAGAACCTTGTTGTCCTTGCCGATGGCCCGGATGCGGTCCACCACGAACCGCTCGATCTCGGCGGCGGGCACCGACTTGGTCGGGCAATCCTCCCAGCCCCGCTTCTGGGCGTTCATGCAGACGTAGTAGCGATAGCGGCGGTTGGCCTTGGAGGTGTAGGTGTGCATCATCCCGCAGCCGCACGGTTTGCACTGGAGGATACCTTTGAGCAACGCGCCGTACTTGTTCCGCGTCACCGCCGACCCGGTGCCGCCGTTACGGCCGTTGTGCCGCAGGGCGTCCTGGACGCGATGCCAGAGCGACTCGTTCACGATGCCCGAATGCTCGGCGGGGTGGATTTCCTCGTGGTAGCGCACCTTGCCGATGTAGACCACGTTGGTCAGCAGGCGGTAGAGCGCCTCCTTCGTGTACCGCCGCCCGCCCCGGACCTGCCCCTTCTTCGTCGTCCATTGCTTGGCACGCCAGCCACGCTTGTCCAGGTCGCGGATCGTCGGGATCAGCGAGCCGTGGTGCAGGTACAACTCGAAGATCTGCCGGACCTGCTTGGCCTCTTCCTCGTTGACGGTGACGCGTCCGCCCTGCGGGGTCGATGCCAGGTCATATCCCAGCACCGGGTGCCCGCCGGCCCATTTTCCTTTCCGCCGCGCCGCCGCGATCTTGTCCCGCGTCCGTTCGGAGATGATTTCCCGCTCGAACTGGGCGAACGACAGCAGCACGTTGAGCATCAACCGACCCATCGACGTGCTGGTGTTGAACTGTTGCGTCACCGAGACGAACGAGACGTGGTTGCGGTCCAGCACGTCCATCATCTTCGAGAAATCGATCAGGCTGCGGCTGAGCCGGTCCACCTTATAGACGACGATGGTGTCGATCTTCCCGGCGTCAATGTCGGCCAGAAGGCGCTGG